AAAAAGACCCTGCTTGAAAAAGAAAAAGAAATTAAGTTCATGCTGGACTACAGGTTTGGCTTGGGGACTTACGATGAGATGTTGGGTATGCGGCGCAAGATACGCGCAGAACGCGAGGAAACAGTGTATCGCGCTATGGAAGCCAAGCGCCAAATACAGAACAACATGGCTATTGGTGCGTTAAGTCTTGGTATAATTGGTGTTTTAAGTGGTGGTATGTATTTAATAATGTTGGTTACGCAATGATAAACGCGCTTATTTTGTCTGTAAGTCTTGCGGGGGTGGCTAATCCTGAACACGTACAGTGTCACCTGTGGAAACGGCTTACGGGCGAAAACGGTCAAAAGGTGTGTGTTTATAGGTTCACAGCGGGATATGGTGGCTTGGGGTATCACTACCCTACGAAAAGTTTTTCCGAGTGTCCGAAGGTATTTAGTTGTATTTACGAGAGGAAGGATAAACGCCCTAGTTTATCGGAGATATTAGATGGCCTGAAAGGAGGTTTCTAATGACTATGGAGAAGTTTTTGGCGTGGAAGGTTATGCCTCGGCTTATGATGTTGGTGATGACTGTTATGTATATTCGTGTGATTGAGTGGTTTATGTCGTTGCCGCAGGATGTTGTCAGTACGCAAGCTACTGCCCTGACTGCAACCGTAACGGGCGCCATGACGGGCGCCTTCGCCGTATGGTTAGGATCAGAAAAATGATGGCATTACTAGGCAGTTTACTAGGCTTTGGGAGTTCATTTCTCCCCGAGGTGCTTAGTTATTTTAAAGCTAACCAACAACAAAAGCATCGTATGGAGATGATGCAACTAGAGACAGAGCTTGCTCAGAAACGTTCTGAGATGAAGCTAGTTGAGTTAGATAAGCAGGCGGATATCGCGGAAACGAAGGGATTGTATGAGCATGACCGATCTATCGACGCTGGCGGATTTATCAACGGTCTTCGGGGTAGTGTTCGTCCTATTGTTACTTATGCCTTTTTCGGATTGTTCGTAGCCACGAAGGTTGTGATTATGGTTAAGGTTACGCAGGCTGGTGGTGATTGGATGCAGGCAGTTGATCTAATGTGGGATGGAGAAACCTCTGGTTTGTTCAGTGCNGTNTTNGCNTTTTGGTTTGGAAATAGAGCAATCTCTAAATATGCGGGGAAATAATTATGGGATACAAGTTAGGAAAGCGAAGCCTATCAAGGCTAGAAGGTGTCAACGAAGAACTGGTAACGGTCGTGAAGTACGCTATCGGCGTTACGAAGCAGGACTTCAGTGTGATTTGCGGACTGAGAACGATAGACGAACAGAGGGCGTTGGTCGCAAAAGGGGCCTCGCAAACCATGAAATCAAAACACATTGACGGCAACGCTGTCGATTTGATGGCTTACTGCGAGGGCGGTGGCCGGTGGGAGCTAAACTTATACGACGAGATTGCTGATGCCATGAAGGAGGGCGCCGCGGCTGCGGGAGTGAAACTACGGTGGGGCGCTGCTTGGACTATTGACGATCTAGGAGATTATCCTGGGACGGCGGAACATGCGATGGTTTCCTACATAGACACCCGTAGATCTCAATCTCGTAGGCCCTTTATCGATGCTCCACATTTCGAGATCATGTTCTGATGCATGTGTTCGTTCTCATGCTGTATCTAGGGTATGGGGACGAGCGTACTTTAGTTATTGATGACATGTACTTTAAACAGGTAAACTACTGCAACAAGGTAGCGGAGTCATTGGTTAAGAGGTACTCTACTCATGGGATTGGGTTATCAGATCGCGCTGTAGCGTACTGTGTGCCGACACGCTTAGAAGATCCAACGAAACATTCTATTTATTAAGGAGACAGTCATGTCTGTAGAAAAATCACTTCGACCTAAATTACGCCCCAAAAAGAAGAAGGAAAAGACTCAAGCGGAGCGTATCGATGAGATTGTTGCGGACGTTTTGCACCCAGATGGGGCTCCCGGTACAGATTATAAAGATGATGACGGTGAAATGCGTAGTCCAGAACAAGACACAAAACCCCGAGAGCAAAAAGATTTTATCGATAAAAAAGATAAGGGCAAAGCTCTGAAGAACGGCGGCATGATTAAGTCTAAGGGATATGCCGCTGGTGGACGAGTTCGCGCTGGTGATGTTCGGTTCAACAACAGAAGGGGTATGACGTATTAATGCCATATTTACAAAGTAACATCCCACATTTTAAATGCTGGGTGCGGCGTGAATACACATATAATCATAACGGGTATCACGGGGAGTTCTTACATGCGATGGCAATTGCCGTCACCACCATGCCTAATAGGTGCTTGAGTTTTCAGGTTATCTTCACTGGTTGTGAGGCTGACATAGAAGACACACCTAACGTGCATGGTGGCGCAATGTGGGCAAGAATGCCAATCACGGCGTTAGTGGCGGATACTCCATACGAGGAGTGGCCCATGCCAATGGCGGTACATTCGGCCCAACCNTGGGATTGTTCATCGCATACTCATGCGGTTTACAAGTTAGACAGGGCAACGCCTTGTCCTTGGATGGCAAAGATAGACAGTGAGTTCTATCCTGCAAAGTATTTGTTTACAGTAGATTACACGGACAGCGAGATAGCTGATGATCCTGCCCAGCATAAGCAGAGCCATGTATTGGAGTTGTTGGATGCGGGTGAGTANACGGGTAATATTGTAGCTTTGCCTAACAATCGAGTGCGGGTAACGCACCCTGCTTGGTTTGAAACNGGGGAGGGCGCNCCTGACTTTCGTCCNTCTCANCACATTCACTACTCTAAGTCTGACTTAGATTACACGTTAGACGTTACTAAAATCTTCGACAATATATACAANGANGATTGACAACNTNATANGACNNCCATACGGATANNNTNATGGATGTNGTAGACTTTTCTAAGTACTTATACAAAGTTCTTCGTGCGAGGGAGAGTGACATTGCATTCGCTATGTCCCAAGGTAGCGTTAAAACTTGGGAAGACTACAAGATGCTTGTCGGGGAAATTCGGGGCCTTTCCCTAGCGCAAGAAGAAATCAAGACCCTGTTGGAGAGTAATCAAGACGATGTCGAAGACATTATTTCTTCCTGAACATGTAGCTAAAAAAGTTAAGGACAATCGATCTAAAGATGTTTCCGAAACAGCGTATGTTCCCCCCGAAGCTCGGGTGTTAGACCCTTCCCTTCTGGACAAGACCTTGATGGAAAGATTACCACAACCTACCGGATGGCGGGTTTTGGTCATGCCATATCAAGGAAAATCAAAGACAGCTTCTGGCCTGCATATACCGGACGAGGTTCGGGAAAGAGAAACTGTTGCTACTGTTGTGGCATATGTTCTCAAGTTGGGCCCTTTGGCATATAAGGATCAAGACAAGTTTGAAGGCACACCTTGGTGTAAAGAAGGCCAATGGGTTTGCATCGGCAGATACTCCGGATCTCGATTTAAGATTGAGGGTGGAGAAGTCCGTATTCTTAATGACGATGAAGTAATTGCAACATTGTTGGAGCCAGATGATGTCAGACATGTCTAACGAGGTAGAAGAAGAAATTGAGATTGAGATTGAGGGTCAAGAAGAGGAGCCTAAAGAAGCGAAGGCCTCTCCTGAACCAGAGCCCGAAGTTGAAATTGTTCCTGAACCTGTAGCGGAAGATCCGGAGGAACTGGATGAGTATAGTAAGGGTGTGCAGAAACGCATACGCCAACTTAACCAGCGGTATCGTGATGAACAGGTTAGCCGAGAAGAAGCGACTAAGATTGCGGAAAAGCTAGCTGAACAAAACAGGCAACTTCAGGCAAGAGTTCAACAATTAGATACTGGGTATCTTAATGAGTACGGAAATCGTGTTCAGTCTGAGACTTCCGCAGCGGAGAAAGCATATCTTCAAGCCGCGGACGAGGGCGATACTGAAGCAATGTTGGCCGCGCAAAAGGCTTTAAACAGGGCTCAGTACGATGAAAGCCGCTTTGCCGCTGCTAAACAGCGGGTAGAACAACAGGCGCAACAACCTGTTCAACAGCCGGCCGCTCCTCAACAACAACAGGCACCACAAGTAGATCCTAAAGCAGATGCTTGGGCTAAGAAAAACACTTGGTTTGGTGACGATGACGTAATGACGGCGTCTGTGTTTGCTATCCACAATAGGATGGTTACTCAAGAAGGGTTTGACCCAACGTCCGATGACTACTATACAGAGGTAGATAGGCGGATGCGTTCGGAGTTTCCAAATAAGTTTGCCGTTAAGAAATCGGGAGGGGGTGCCCAGGTCGCTTCTGCTGCATCCTCAGCCTCTCGTAACACTAACCAGAAGCGTACTAAGTCGGTCAGGCTGACCCAGAGGCAAGTTATTATGGCGAAGAAACTTAACGTCCCTCTCGCTGAATACGCAAAATTTGTGAAGGATTAGACCATGGCTGAAAGAAAAACTCGAGAAAGCTCAACTCGCGAAAAAACTGAGCGGCGTAAACCATGGGCTCCGCCCCAACGATTAGAGGCTCCTGACCCCCCGGTGGGTTATGTGCAACGATGGATCCGAATATCCATGCGTGGTGAGGAAGACAAAACAAATGTCTATTCCAAATTTCGTGAAGGATGGGAACCTGTTCGCGCAGATGAGTACCCCGACCGTGCTTACCCCACAATAGATGAGGGTCAGTATTCAGGGATAATCGGTAACGGTGGACTAATGCTTTGCAGACTGCCTGAAGAAACAGCGAAAGAACGAGCCGATTACTACGGGTTACGGACCCGAGATCAAATGGTCGCTGTAGATTCTGACTTAATGAAGGAGCAACATCCTTCAATGCCGATTAGTAATAACCGGCAATCCCGTGTAACTTTCGGAGGTCGCGGAAGCGGGTCCGAATAAAATTTGAGGTGCTATCATGGCAAATTCTAATGTCGCTTTCGGGTTCCGCCCGTATGGTGTTTTAGGTTCCGCCGCTAACACCACTGGTACAACTGAATATCGTATTGCCGCTGGCAACACTAATAGGATCTACCAAGGTATGGCGGTTATTCCGCTTGCTGCGGGGGTCATTGACGATCTGCAAGCTGCGGCTGGCGGTAACGTTTCTACTATTGGTGTGTTCAATGGATGTGAATACGTTTCTTCAACTACTGGTGAAACGATCTTTTCCAACAACTGGCCTGGATCTGGCGCGGACACTAACTTCCCTGTAAAAGCGTTTGTTTACGACAACCCTGCACAACTGTTTACCATTGCAACGTCTAACGTTGTTGCTGGTGCTAACACTGAGGCAGAAATTCGTGCTGCGGTTTTCGCTAACATTGCGTTAGCTACAGGTAATAGTGGTTCTAATACCACTGGTATTTCTTCTGCAACTGTGGATTTAAATACCATCGCAACCACCAACACATTGTTCTGTCGTATTGTGGGTGTTCTTGATGACCCAGAAAATAACGACTTTACTGTTGCTGGTATCCCGTTAATCGTTCGTTTAAACAACCACTTCAATGCGCCGACAGGCTCCATTGCAGCTGGCACTGTTTCAACAACTGGCGTATAAGGAAGGGTATAGATAATGGCTATTTCTCGCGCACAACTAGCGAAAGAGCTAGAACCCGGCCTAAACGCACTGTTTGGAATGGAATACGACCGGTACGAGGGTCAACACGCAGAAATCTACACAACCGAATCTTCGGACAGAGCGTTCGAGGAAGAAGTTATGTTGAGTGGATTTGGCGCTGCGCCCACTAAGGCAGAGGGCAGCAATGTAAGTTACGATGATGCCAACGAAGCGTACACCGCTCGTTACAATCACGAAACTCTGGCGTTGGCCTTCTCGATTACGGAAGAAGCAATTGAGGACAATCTCTATGATCGTCTTGGATCACGCTATACCAAAGCCCTTGCTCGTTCGATGGCTCACAGTAAACAAGTTAAGGCCGCTGCGGTTCTTAACAATGCGTTTACTGCGGGTGCTTCGGCAGGTGGTGACGGGGTTGCTCTTTGTGCATCCAACCACCCACTGACTAACGGTGGAACTCTCGACAACGTGTCAGCCGCTGATTTGAACGAAACCTCTCTTGAGGACGCTCTTATCAACATCGCTGGCTTCGTTGATGAGCGTGGCCTGAAGGTTGCTCTTCGTGGTGTGAAGATGATTATTCCGCGCCAGCTACAGTTTGTAGCTCAACGGATACTCAACACTGAACTTCGGGTAGGCACTTCGGACAACGATATAAACGCAGTGAAGTCTATGGGAATGTTGCCCGGTGGTTACGCCGTCAACGACTTTTTGACAGATCCAGATGCGTTTTTTGTTTTGACCGATGCTCCTCGCGGGTTCATTCACTTTGAGCGGACGCCTCTTTCAACCAACATGGAAGCGGACTTTGACACTGGTAACATGCGGTTTAAAGCCCGTGAGCGTTACTCGTTTGGGTTCTCAGATCCTCGTTGCGTTTTTGGTTCTCCTGGCGTATAATATTGCGATACAACCTCCCTGTATTGTAAACTGGGGCCGTCTTCGGATGGCCCCTTTCTTTTTGTTTAAACGTATTGTACAATCACGGTATCCCTGACAGGTGCATGA